TCAAGTATAAATCTGTAAAAGATATGGCTGCTAATCTAGGATTATCAGAAACTCAATGCTCGAACTATTTACGATTAAAAAGCCTTGAAAAATAAACAACAAAAGCCCGCTGGGAACGGGCTCAATTAAAGGATTATCTGTCTATATTATATCATATTTGAGAGGAGTAGAAATGCCGAAAATAGACAAATTGGATAGATTAATACGTGATTATGTCAATGGAAATATCGATAAAAGAATCGAGGCTCGAATTGAACAATTAACCTACAAGTCTAAAATTGATAATCTAGGAATCAGAACAGCATATAGTGGAGGTTCAGAAGAAGAACAAGCGTTACTGTTAAGGGAAAAGATTAGAGATGATGCTTTGATACTCCAACTCGAGCATGAGAAATATCAAGTAGAAGCATGGATAAATAGTAGTCAATTTAAAAATGCACGTAATGTTTGTGAAGCTCGTTGGCGAGATGATTTATTTCAATTTGAGATTGAACAGAAATATCGTATGAGCAGAAGTTCAATATATAGAGAATATCGAGGGTTAAAAGAAGCCATTTACCGTTGGTCTGGGTTCAATGCCTAAAAACTTGACACATCCGTGAATCAACGATGACACAACAACGGAACATCACCCCCGTTTTTTAATGAGATAATAGTATCATCAAGAAATTGAGAAAAAAAGAAAAGTTTGTCAGAAATGGCAAGCTTTTTGTGGTGATTGGAGGTTAGAAAATATGAAGCAAAATGGAGCAACCAGTAAATATTATACAGACCCAAAGATTATATCAAGTGTATTAATCATGCGTAATGTAGAAAGAAAAACGGTTCGTGAAATAGCGAAAATTGCTTCGCTTTCTCAAACCACAGTAATCAAAATCATAAATGATTATAGTTTGACAGAAAGTTTCGCTGAAATAGTCCAGAAATATCTTGCGGACAATATGGGTGAAGCTGCTGCAGGTATTCTTGAATTGGCTCGATATGGAGAAAATGAACGAGTCAGACTTGATGCTTGGAAAATGATTTTAGGTTTGGGAGGTGTAACAATTGTTGAAAAGCAAGAAGTTACTAATACTATAAACATTAGTCAAAGAAGCAAAGAGATACAAGAACGGATAAAAGAACGGATAAAAGATGAAGAATGATTTTGATTTTTTCATGGACCTAGTTCTTAATCATCCTGTTCAGTTTGGAATAGAGAGTGGATTTGAAGACTTAGAAGACATTCATAACGAATGGATCAAGTCTTTTTTATTTTCTGAGGAAGACGAAACACTTCTGGCTCATCGTGGGTCATATAAAACGACTTGTCTTTCAATTGCTATTGCGATTCTATTGGTCATGTTTCCAAATCAAACCATCATCTTTATGCGTAAAACCGACACGGACGTTATGGAAATTGTCTTGCAGGTTCAGAAGTTATTACAGTCAGACATCTTTCAAGCTTTCTCAGAAGCTTTGTGGGGCAAGTCAGTCATCTTATTGAAAGCAACAACGACTGAGATTGATACTAATCTAAAAGACAGTAATAAGGGGACTTCTCAACTTCTTGCTTTAGGGATTGGTGCCAGCATTACTGGTAAGCATGCGGACATTGTTATCACTGATGACATTGTCAATCTGAAAGACCGTGTAAGTCGTGCAGAACGTGAGCGTACTAAAACACAGTATCAGGAATTGCAGAACGTGAAGAATCGTGGTGGACGTTTCATTAATACTGGAACTCCTTGGCACAAGGAAGATGCGATTTCTAAGATGCCAAATGTCAGAAGATACGACTGTTACGAAACAGGTTTGATTAGTAAAGAACAGTTAGAGCATTTGAGGCAGGCCATGATACCCAGCTTATTCGCTGCTAACTATGAACTGAAACATATTGCTGATAAAGATGCCATGTTTAGCGCTCCAACCTATATTGCTGACGTTAGCAAAATAGCCAATGGAACAGCGCACATTGATGCGGCTTATGGTGGGAGTGACTCAACTGTTTACACTGCTAAAAAAGATAATGTGATGTTTGGCAAGAAATGGGACAAGCATGTTGATGATTGCTTGAATGAGATTGAGCTTATCCACAAGGAATTGAAGCTTGGAACCATCCATGTTGAAAACAATGGGGATAAAGGTTATCTTGCTAAAGAAATTAAAAAACGTGGCATTCCAGTCAAAGAATATCACGAATCACAAAATAAATTTATTAAGATTGCTACCTATTTGAGAGCGGAGTGGTCCAACATTCAATGGCTTGATACTACTGATCCAGATTATATGGCTCAGGTATTGGATTATACAGAGAATGCCGAACACGATGATGCGCCAGATAGTGCAGCAAGTTTAATTAGACAGACTAAAAGTAAAGGAGGTTGGTTAGTATAATGGCAACTAATGTACTACTAAGCAAAGACCCAAAAATTATTGCTTCCGGAATTAAAAATGCGATTCAGGCTGATTTAAAAGACGATAAAAAGAAACTTGCTCAACAAGGTGTAGATTACTATAACTACAAACATGATATTTTAGACAATCGAATTTTTTATATTGATGATAATAATAATCTGAAAGAAGATAAGTACGCTACAAATATCAAAATTCCCAATGCTTTCTTAAATGAATTGATTGACCAGAAAGTCCAATATCTTTTATCAAATCCAGTTGAAATCGAATGTGATGATGACCAGCTGGCTAAGTACCTTGAAGATTATTATAACGAAGACTTTCAATTGTTCCTTAATGACTTACTGACAAACGGAAGTCAGAAAGGCTTTGAATATGTTTATCCTCGGACTACTCCTGATGATGTCATTGTCTTTCAAGTTTTAGACGGATTAAAAATTATTCCTATTTATGATGATTTTAATGTCGTTAAAAAAGTCCTTCGTTACTACTCAAATGACATCGTCAAAGACGGTAAGGTGGTAACAATTAAGACTGCTGAACTATATGATGATAAAGAAGTCATGATCTTTGAAGCTTCTGAAAAAGATAATTATGAATATATCGGTTCACAGCCTCATATTCTTGGAACTAATGGAGAGGAGATTGGCGGTCGTTCATACGACACTATCCCGCTCTATCGTTACCAGAACAATCAGCAGGAACGAACAGATTTAGAACCAATCAAAGCGCTTATTGATGACTATGACTTGATGAATTCTTATCTATCAAACAACTTACAGTCTTTCTCTGATGCCATTTATGTGGTTAGAGGATTTGAAGGTGACTCTTTAGATAAACTCCAAATGAACCTGCGGAATAAAAAAGTTGTAGGAGTTGGAGATGATGGCGGAATTGATGTAAAAGTTGTCAATATTCCTGTTGAAGGTCGTAAGACTAAAATGGAGATTGATAGCGAAAATATCTATCGTTTTGGCTTTGGTTTTGATAGCTCGCAAGTCGGTGATGGCAATGTGACGAACGTTGTTATTAAGTCACGATACACAAGACTAGACATGAAAGCCAATAAGACAGAAGTTCGGTTGAGAGCTTTCTTGAAATGGTCGCTTGATTTAGTCATTGCGGATATTAATCGAAAAAATAACACATCCTACAAAAGCAATCAAGTTGAGTTTGTCATTACTCGTAAAATGATGGTCAATGAAAATGACCTTGCTAATAATGAAAAAGTTAAAGCTGAGACAAAAGTAGCAAATATCAACGCAATACTTGCTGCCGCTCCCGTTATCGGCGATGATGAAACCTTAAAGCTTATCTGTGAAGAGTTTGAGTTAAATTGGGAAGAAGTGAAAGAAAAACTTTCTACTTCTGATTACAAAGATGTGACTCAAGCAACGGTATAATCTTATGGATGAAAAACAACAAGCATTAAAGAACTTCAAAAAAGCACTCAAAGCAGGGATGCCTGATTCTGAAAAGGATTTAGCTAATCTAAGCAACGACTTAGCGAGTTTCTACCGGAAGTACCTCAAAGACTTAAAAGTACAACTCAAAACTTGGCTTGAACTTTATGACCAAATGAGCTTTTCAGAGCAGCTTCAAGTCGAGCGATTATTGAATGTCGCAAATGTCATTAATAACTTGATTGGAGAGCTTGGAATAAATGTAAGGCAATCTATTAAGGCACACATTGTAAAACAAGGGACCGATGCATATAATAGTGTGTGGTACGAACTAGAACAAAGCAATAACATTCTTCTTGACTTTGATGTTTTAGACCCTCATTACTTGGAAACGATTATGGAGCAACCAGTCGCAGGTAAGCGACTTTCAAAACGTTTGGAAGATAACGTTAATCAGTTGGCCAAAGCTTCAAATAATGCCATTTCTCGTGGATTCATGCAAGGTAAAGCTTATGCGGATATCGCTAGAGATATTTCAACTGAAACGCAAGCTAGTTATAAGCGAGCGGTAAGGATTGCTAGAACTGAAAGCGGACGAGTAAGCAGTATTTCCACTCAAAAAGCATATAAAGAAGCCACAGGTAAAGGAATAGACCTTAAAAAAATGTGGCTTGCTACCTTAGACGGTCATACTCGTGAAGACCATCAGCATGTTGATGGACAGATTCGAGAAGTTGATAAGATGTTTCAAGTTGGTGGATATGATGCATTGGGTCCACATCAAGTGGGTGTGCCAAGTGAAGATATTAACTGCCGATGTACAACCCGTCCTATTGTACACGGTATTATGCCAACGGTTCGGCGCAATAATATCACTGGTAAAGTTGGCGAATGGAAGAGTTATGATGATTGGTTGAAGGAACAAGGCAAGAAAAATAGTGGTAAAAATATTCCAGTTTCATTGAAAGGTCTGAACGATGATTATTTAAACGAGAAACGTGAAGAATCAAGGTTAAAAGCTGGGCGAGTTAATGCTAAAAAATATGGGAATTGAAGTACTAGTTGCTCCCGAAGAGGTTTTAAGATTCAATCCATATATGGATAAATATCATAAAGGAAGTCTTCCGATTGAGGTACTACAAAAACTAGGAAAACATTATAAATGATAAGCGTTTGTCACTGACAGGCGCTTTTCTTATGCCCTGAACATGG